CCGGCGTAGTCAGTGTTGGTGATATCCTCTACAACTGACGCACGACGGAAGAACTTGAGAACCTTTTGGCTAAAAATTTCTGGCGTAAAGTTACCAGAAGGCAGGTTGTTGTAACCTGCGGCACTATTGAAAGCCATCGGTTATTCCTCCTTGATGGATTGACAATTAACTTGAAAAGTCGATCCGGCCTTCTGCACGTGCACTGTCGAGTTCCTCTTCGAGTTTCTCGAACTCCCACGGCTTCATTTTCCGGATCTCAGAAGCCTTCCAAGTACGCTTGTTGCCGTCGGCCTTGGTCTGTACCTCTTTTGCTTGAGGCTTGGTGACGGACGCGGCGGCGTCGGCGTTCCGGGATTTCTTCTGTGGTTTGGACCCTGTGTCTGCCTTGTACAAATCAACTACACGTGATGCCCACTTGGCGTCTGTGTTGTTACGATAGATGCCGTCGGAAATAGATTTGGGCTGTTCCTGCAACCATTCTAAGAATTTCTCATCTGATTTGAGAGTGTCAAAGTCAGGCTGTAGGCGAAGCAGTTCTTCGTATGCTTTTTGCTTGACGAGTTCTTTTTCTTTGGACTTGAGCTGTTCGAGCTCTTCCTGAAGGGTTTGGACTCGTGCAGATGATACTTTCTCAATCATGTCGTACAAGTCGGGGTTCTGTTGCTTAATCTGCTCGAGTTCCTCGTTTGTGTACTGTTGAGTTTTTCCTGCTTTCATTTCTTCGATCTCAGCTTTGTACTCGTTGACTTTCTCGTCGTAGTGACGCTTGAGATCGTCGTAACGTTTTTTGTAATCTACTTCGTTCTGTGACTCGGGTTCGTTGACGAAGTTTTCTTCCTGAGTGGCCTCCGCAGAGGGGTCAGTCTGTTCTTCCTGCTCAACTACTTCGTTGTCCTCATCCTCTTTATACACGTCTTCTTTGTAGCTTCCGCGATAAAGATTATCGTTGTTGATCGTACCGAACGAATCGTTGGGTTTATTGGCACGATGCCCTTTTGCTTTTGTCATAATTCACCTTGTGTCATGCGGGGCCGTTTTAGACGGGTAGCCGCTTCGGTTGTTAGGTCGGGGCCGCAAGCAAGTACGGGTGGCCGACAGGATATCCCATGTGGGATCTTAGCTGGGTATCATCTCTCATACATCTTGTTTTGAAGAGTGAGGTAGACTTCCCCAAGGCTTTTACCTGCGAGAATTTCCTTGTTATCCCGGATTTTCTTCGCTGAAAAATGATCTTCCGCTCTCTTTGACGGGTTCTTTGCTAGTTCGCTCAAAAACGACCTTGCTCCGTTTTGGCCCAAAAAGTGTGCGGTATAAATTTCTGTGTCTGTAGGATCTCTGCCCAGAACCTTCTTTAGACCTCGTGAATTGTCGCGAATAAATCGTGCGCCTATTCGAGCGTTAATTTCTGGGTTCTTTCTGAGTTCGAGGATCTGTTCCTCGGACATGCCAGACGTATCGACACCTACATCAGAACCATATCTCTTCATCTGTCCCAACCAAGTGTCTTTGACAAACTGATATAGTCCGGTGGCACTACTGCTGTCGCTCTTTACATATGGTTTAAAACTACTTTCTCTGTAAGCAATCTTGGCCATCGCGCTGACAGGTACGCCTACTTCCTCTGCCGCCTGTCGAATAACTTGCCCTATTTCATTATCGGGTAGCTGGGGAGGAGGGCCCATTTCCGAAGGAACGCTTTCTCTTCGAACAGGAATAAAGCCATCACCTACAGGTCGCTTTTTAGGAGTAGGTACTTTAGATTTTACTGATGTACTGTCGGCAGTGTCAATAAAACCTTCTTTTTGCTCTTCTACTAATGGTTCCATTGCCGGACGAGGCTGTGGTCTTGGTCCACCATACATGTGTTCTTCAGAAGCCTGTTGCAGAGCCTTGACAATGTTACTTACCATACCTTCGTACATCGGTCTTCCACGGGGAACAGGAACCTGACCACCTTGCACAAATTGAATGTATCCGCCTTCGGCTTTAGGCTGTGGTCGGTCACCTTCTTGAGCTTTTGCTCTTTTTGAAGTTTTGCGACTTGTTTTTTACCACGATTGTTAATCTTGTTCAGTCGATCGTAACCAATCTCTTTTGCAATAGCAGGAGGAATGTACACTTCTCCACGAGATACGAGAAGATCTACAGAGTCTTCACCTGCGGCCCGACCGTTCAGGGTAATCTTTTTACCGCGATCTCTAAGGTCGTTGATTGCATCTGCGATCATCCGAACAATATCACCGTGACCAGCAAAAGCTACGGCAGGAGCATTGATTACAAATCCACCATCTTCACCTTGCATAGGTACATCGTCGGCTACGTTATCTGTACTCAAGCCATCTGGTGATTGCGGCTGACCAATGGTAACAGGGGGAGCACTGCTTTCGACACCCATATCTCCGGGGAGCTGACCACCTCGTGCTTTTTTTACAATCTTACCGCCGGTGGCAACATCTTCGCCTCCCATACCTGCGGTATCGGATGAGTCAACTCCTGTTGCTCCTTCTCCGAAGTTATCTCCACTGTCGAAGCTCGAGTCTCGTTCTCCCAAACCTCGTCCGCCGAGTCCTGTACCACCTCGGGTCATTCCTCCGGGAACACCCATGACGCCTAAATCTCTAGATGCTTGGGTACTCACTCCAAACTGACCGGGGGTACCAAAGCCACCTCTTCCACCTAGAGCGCCACTTCTAGCGGCTACAGCGGCTCGTGCAGACTGGTCAGCATCAATAACTGCGGCGATAGGATCAATCTGTTGACCCTTAGTCATTCCAAGAGAATAACCAAATCCTGCGGAAAAATCTGCTACACTACCGTAGTGAAAACCTCCCGTAGGGTCCTTAAAACCATAGCCTGTAACTTGACCCATATCGTCCATAAAACCATACCCTGTCATGCCACTTTCTAGAGCGTCGACTACTCCTTTATCAACAGCGGCTTGAGCGGCAATGCCAATAGCGGCAGGAGTGTGCTGGGACATGATTGATTCAGCTAGGTTACCTCCGATAAATCCACCGGATAGAGACCCTGCGAACTGTCCGAGAGAATCTAGAGTAGATACCTCCATACCAAGCTGTTCAGCGATGCTAATTACTGCGGCAGTTTCGTTGACAGCCTTGCCAATGCCTATTACTGCACCTACAGCTGGAGAACCAATAAATGAGCCAAAGCTGTATAAAGCCTTGCTACCTGTCAGAGCACCGGCCATCTGTAGCCCTGTCGATACAGCACTACGACCTAGACTAGAAACTACCGCATCGGTCAAAGAACCGGGACTTTTACCTGCCGCTAAACCCGATGCAACAGAACCAATTTGACCTATACCAGTAGGCAAACCGTAGCTTGCCTCGTCATCGACATTGGGGGCCATCTGAACCCCAATACCAGTGGAGGTCTGCAAAGCAGAGGCGTATTCAGAAGTTCGTGATCTAATTCCCACCATCTGCTTTTCCTACCGCGTCACACAGGTTCTTCAGATTGGCCAGTGTTTCCAGTAAAGCCAGCTTCCCCTGCAAGTGGAACATCTCCCGTTCCGATTGTGCTCGCACCACGGCCAGAACTGTCGACTCCTTGACCTCCGCTAGGTACTCCACCATCCGGTCCCATTCCGGGTTGTTGACCACCGGGGCCACCTTCTGCGCTTGCTTCTTGTTGAGCATTTGCCATCATCCCTTTTAACATCTCAGCGTAAATCTGTGCTTCGTTGACATCGTTGACGAGGCTGTCTGGATCGATGTCCTGTGCAATTGCCAGCTCACGAATCAGGTTCGGAATCTTGATGAACGGGGCGAGCATCGGATTGGCCACGGTCTGCAAGAGACCAATCAAACGCTGTGAGCGAACTTCTTTCTGCATCACTGCGGCTACGCCACGTGGCTTGATCTCTAGGTCGCCTTCGATGTCTGGTGAATCATCATTGAACTGCATGTTCCACTGAAAGAATGCTTCGCCAAGAGGCTTGAGAAGCATGTCGTCGATGTTCTTGACTACCGTCTTCATAGAAAGCGATGCGCCGCCCATGAGCATCGAAAGACCGGCGGCAGTACGTCCGGTACCAGAAACGCCTGTTTGGCCGTGCATGATCGACGGAATGCCCGTCTCCTCGTCTGCCAGCTGTCGGCTGATCTGATACATTTGGATGTTTTCAGGTGCCGTATTAGGAAACTTGAGTCCGTTGATAGCCGTGCCTGTCACGCCAGACTGCCTACGGAAAATCTTGCCCGGGAAGATATCCATGTTCTGACCCGGTACGAGGCTGGCTTCGTCCACGTCAAATACGAGGTTACCAGCCAGAGCCAAGTTGTCGATGGCCATACGTACGTGACCATTCATCAACAGCTGTGCATCTTCCATGTTTTCGGCCACGCCGACGCCCCACAACTGGTAGGGGTTGATTTCGAATGGAAATGCCTGATAAGGAATTCGAGAAGGTGTAAACGGATTGAGCACACAGCGGAGAACTTCTTGGCCACAAATCCATGCGTTGACTTGAACCTGATCAAAAACAGTCATCTCGTCAGCAATGTCGAGACCAACCTCTCGCGCCATCTCTGCATCAATAACACCCCAGTACTCGAGAACTTCAAAGCGACGTTCTTGGTAGTATGGCTCGGTTTCGTCTTCGCGAATGGTATCTTCGTAGTATTTATCTTCGTAGTTTGGACCCTTGGCTATCGCACGAGAAATAGCGCCAGCATCGAAGTGAGGCATACTGATGAGGTTACGAAGCTGTTGGCTATTCATCCGATGACGTTGGATGACGTACTCACAATCTTCAAGGCATGTAGCGCCGGGATCAGGATGGAAGTCCCACACAGAGACCTGCTCGATACGAGGAACAGTCTTTTCATCAGGCGTGTACACACGTTCGTTTGTTTCGGGGTCCCGTGTCCACTTGTGCACTCTTTTGTAGAGATTCAATGGACCCTTGACGATGCCCGTGCCCAAGAGAGCAGATTCGAATACAGCCTTTCTAAGGACGTTGACAGCATTTGTGTCCAACAACTGGTCGTGGATATGTTTTTCCATAGCCAGAGCCGCTTTTTGAGCAGGGCTAATCTGAGGTTCGCTAAGCTTTGCAGGACCCTCCTTAATAGGGGCACCTTCAAACTCATCCTTGAGTCCGCCCAAGAAATCAAGAGGCGATGCCTCGAGAGCACCGGGAGGAAGATCTCTACCATCTCCCGGGAAACCAAACGGATCAGGAGCCTGTTGCTCCATAGCCTGATCCAATGGAGTTTCCATAGACGCAAATTCTGCA